CAAAACTACGTAGTGATATTAGAAGTGCCTTGCAAACCTTAAATGGTCTGCTCGCTGTAAAAGGCGGGCGCGGTTGGGTGCAGTGGCTTATTAAAGCCGCTGTAACCGGCCGTGGGGGGATCACTAGCGCAGTGGTTCGTTCGGCGGTTTATTATGTGCGAGTCCTAGTGGCTGTCTACAGACACCAGGGCATGCCAGGAGTTATCGTTTCTACGAAATCCTGATATGTCTTGACTATGCAAGCGGTCGCGGGGATGAAGATCCCATCAGCTCAGGCCCTTGGGCCAGCTGTCGCTCGAACTAGATCTGGTCTACCCAGGGTGATACCTGCGGTGATCCGTGATAGAATTCGACGTGGGGACAGGTTCCTACTAAGAATCTGGCTGTCCTGGTTCTCGATTTATCGAGTTCTGGAGATGCCAGGTAAACTGAAGTTAGGAACTATTACGGAACCAGGAGTAGTCTTCAAGGACTCTCTATGAAGAGAGATTCTTGGGGCTATTTCTGAGTTCTGTAATTACCTGGGGTACGGGGAGATCGGGTCAGCAAAGGCTGATCTACCTCCTGTACGTTATATACCATTGAGCAAGTCTACTCCGTCGCTTCTTGGAAATTTTAAGAAGATCTCGGGTTCTGTACCCGGAATCCTATTCGGTGCGCGTGCATTGTTCCAGTCAGATGTCTGACATTCCTTCTGCTATCTAGCGGATGGTTGGATCTCTCAACCGAAGGCAAAGGACCCGCAAGGGTTATTTGCTAAGTTGGAAGACTTTACCATTCGGGAGTTAGCCGAAGGGGCTGCATCTTGCCCGCCTGTTTCTACCTGTCCCGACCCGGTCGATAGACCAGTTGGGAAGTTAGGTTTAAAGAAGGAGGCGGCTGGAAAAGTAAGAGTCTTTGCAATGGTGGAGTGCTGGACACAGTGATTGCTGTATCCATTGCATTCTTTCATTTTCAAAGTATTGTCTGGTCTACCGACCGACGGAACTATGGATCAGCTAGCTCCGATAAAGCGCCTTCAGGAAGGGGGTCATACCCGTTTCTGATGTTACGATTTGTCGGCAGCTACTGATCGTCTGCCTGTAGATGTCCAAGCGAATATCCTGAACTATCTCTTTGGAAATAGTTTTGGATGGGCGTGGAAGCATTTATTGGTAGGCAGGGATTATGTCCTCCCGTCTTCACTCCCTTCCGGAGTGAAGCCGCAGAAGATACCTTCAAAAGTCCGTTACGCGGTAGGTCAACCAATGGGTGCATTGTCCTCTTGGGCAATGCTCGCTCTTACACACCACCTGATTGTAGCAATGGCTGCACGCCGAGTAGGGTTCCCTATAGGAACCTTCTGAGAGTACGCCGTTTTAGGGGATGACATCGTCATTGCCCATGGGAAGGTCGCAGGCGCGTACCTCCAGCTAATGAAGGACCTTGGTGTCGGAATTGGTTTGGCGAAGTCCCTGGTTTCCAGAAATGGAACCTTGGAGTTCGCTAAGCGATTCTTCACTGAGGGTGTAGATGTGTCTCCTATCCCTTTTAAAGAGATAGTGACATGTTTACACGACTTTGAGTCCAGTACTTTCTTCATATCGAAATATGAATTGGGTGCTAGATCCATCGCCGCTCTAGTTGGCTACGGTTACCGCGTCCGTGGACGTCTTATTGGTAGTTTTCGTGCTCTTCCCAGAAAACTGTCTACTGTAGGTATATGGCGTTGTTCGCCATGAGGTCCTTTCAAGTATAATTGAGCTACGTGATTGAATATCACTAGCTTTGTTATGCGAAGAGAGTGGGTAGTGTTGAGTCATGTTCGATGACCAGCCTTACCAGAATTCGCGAAAGCTCCTCTAAAAGATCTGGCCTCGAAAGATGCCTATCGATTAGAAGAGGTGAAACGAGTTCTTCCCAAGAACTCGCTATATGCCGGTAGTAGAACCATGTCGGACTGGTATAACGATGGTCTTTATGACCAGGTCCGCGCTTGGACAACCAAGCGTGGGATCGGTTACAAAGTCATTGCTTATATCCAGCTTCAACAATGGGGTGATCAACTCCCGCTGTTGCGTGAGGATCTTCAAACGGCTGGTGGATTCGTTCACAATGTGACGTCCGCCAAAGGACGTTTGCCTGAGAATCATGTAAATGCGTGAGTTGAGAATTTCCGTCTGGTTAGCCAGATCGGAAAGCCAAGGTACCTCGGAGATGTAGTGCAGTTGCGTCAACGACCAACTATACTTGCAGCAACGAGATTGCGTACTAAGATAGATAAGAAGCGAGGGGATCTATAGGGCCTTGAACAAGCTCACAGTTGAGCCGTCTCCCCGTGGGGAGGATCGCGACCATTGGTGTCCCATGGTAATAATCATGTGATGCTAGTTAAACTTGGAAACAGGAATAACGCTTCGAAAGAAGGTGTGGGCTAAATCCGGTCTAACCCCTTGGGGGAGAGACGATAAACCAAATATACTGTGTAACCTATAGAGCGCAAACGTCCTCTCGGTTAGGCTGCGAAAGCAGTACCTAGCCAAAAATATGTAAGCACATCTAAGTGTCACCTCTGTACTAATAGG